ATAATTTTGGTTTCGACATCTACGAATGGGACGAGGGTGACCTGCGGTTCTAGGAGCAAACATGAATATAATAACAATCGACTTCGAGACCTTTTACGACCGAGCCTTCTCGCTCTCCAAGGTAACTACCGAAGAATATATCCGCGACGATCTGTTTGAGGTTATCGGCGTAGCCGTAAAGGTGAATGACGGGGAGACCCAATGGTTCTCCGGCACCAAGATGCAAACCAAACGGTGGCTGGAGCAGTTCGACTGGGATAACAGCGTAGCTGTAGCTCACAATGCCATGTTCGACATGGCCATCCTTAACTGGATTTTTGGTATCCGGCCCAAGCGCATTGCGGACACCCTGTCCATGCTGCGCGCCATCGACGGACCTGATGCAGGTAATAGCCTAGCCAAGGCAGCCGAGCGCTATGGGCTGGGCAAGAAGGGCGACGAGGTTATCAATGCGCTGGGCAAAGGGCGACTGGACTTCACACCGGAAGAGCTACACCGCTACGGCCAGTACTGCGTCAATGACGTACAGTTGACCTATGAGCTATTCAAGCAGCTAGCGAAGGGCTTCCCCCTCATAGAGCTACGTCTGATCGACCTGACCATCCGCATGTTCACGGAACCCGTGCTTGAGTTGGACAAGGACGCGCTTGAGAACCACCTGCTCGACGTGCAGATGAAAAAAGAGGCGCTCATGGCCAAGCTCAACTACGAGAAGGCCGACCTGATGAGCAACCCCAAGCTGGCTTCACTGCTTGAGTTCCACGGAGTCGCGGTGCCGATGAAGCTCAGCCCTGCAACGGGTAAGGAGACCCATGCCTTCGCCAAGAATGATGAGGCGTTCAAGGAGTTGTTGGAGCATGAAAACTCACAGGTGCAAGCTATCGTCGCTGCACGGCTAGGCGTTAAGTCTACGCTAGAAGAGACAAGGACAGAGAGATTCATCCAGATTGCTGACCGGGGACCATTACCGATACCCCTACGCTACTATGCGGCACACACTGGACGCTGGGGTGGTGACGATAAGGTCAACATGCAGAACCTACCGCGCAAGTCACCACTGAAGAAAGCAGTCCGCGCACCGCATGGATATGTGTTCATCGACTGTGATAGCAGTCAGATCGAAGCGCGCACCTTGGCGTGGCTGGCTGGGCAGGATGACCTTGTTGCTGCCTTCGATGCCGGTGAGGACGTGTATAAGATCATGGCTTCTGCCATCTATGGCGTCCCTGTCGAGGAGGTGACAGACGACCAGCGGTTTGTTGGTAAGACTACCATCCTAGGTGCAGGCTATGGCATGGGGCCAGCCAAGTTCAAAGCACAGTTGAAAAACTTCGGTGTCGATATGGACCTAGAAGAGTGCACCCGCATCATCTTCGTATACCGCGCTACATATCCCAAGATACCTGCACTGTGGCGGCAGGCAGGGGAGGCTCTCAAAGCTATAGTTAGCAACCAGACCGCACCACTAGGTCGGGAGGGAGTGCTGACGGTGCGCGGTAGAGCCGGTATATACCTACCCAATGGCCTGAGGCTCCAATACCCCAACCTACGCTGGGTGAACAGGGGCGGTAAGCAAGAGATGGTCTACGACCAGAAGAAGGGTCGGGCTGTCCTCGATAGCCGCATCTACGGCGGTAAGCTGGTCGAGAATATCTGCCAAGCCTTGGCGCGTATTGTGATCGGTGAGCAGATGCTCAAGATCGCCAAGAAGCTACGTGTGGTGATGACGGTGCACGATGCCGTGGGCGCTATCGCGCTCGTAGAACAGGCCGATAAGGCACGGGCGTATGTCGAAGCCTGCATGCGGGTCAGACCAGAGTGGGCGGCAGGGTTGCCGCTGAATTGTGAGAGCAAAATAGGAGCAAGTTATGGCGGATGAAGTTACACGCGAGACGCTGATTAAAGACCTGAAAGCCTCGGTGCGCGTCATCAATGCGCTACTGAACGCATACCCACTACCCGAAGGGCTGAACCGGAGCCTTACCGTAGGTGATGTCTTAGACGTTTCTGATCTTGAACTGATACGGGTTCCAAATTTTGGGAGATTCTCATTAGCCGAATGGAAACGTCTGACCGCCCATTTGCGTGAGGGGTATACCGAAGCAGGCAGAGAACTGAGCGAAGAGTACATCGCCCTCAGACGCGTAAGAGCAATCTTGAACACTGTCGGCGGTACCCACAAAAATCTCGCCCGTCTTTACGAAGAACTGGCGGAGATCGTACTGCCCTTCGAGCGGACATAGGAGCAAGTTATGACTAATGAAATACACCCAGTGGTCGAGTTGCTGATCGCCCGAATGGAAAGCCACCCCGAGGAGTTTAAGGACGACTACCTGATGTCAGAGGTGAGTCCTGCAAATGGTTCTGGTCGTTGGCTTCGCGCCACCCAAGCTATTCAAGATCATGGTTCGAAGCGAGACGTAGAAGCGCTCAACGCCGCGCTTTCAAAAATATACATGCAGTACATCCATGAATGGACGATGGACGAGCTACTCAACGGCGAGGATCGTCGGCGCGAAGAGGAAGAGAGAAAGAAGCAGTTGTGGCAGCAACAACAGCAGCAGCTGTACCAGCAAGCGTATCAGCAATCACCGCACATACGGGCAGGTACTACAGGGCTGCAAAACACAGCCGCCGCCACGACTGGCCTACAGCTAGGCGAAGACTCACTGATGCAACAAATTAGAAAGAGGTTAATCAAATGAGCGAATATCAATTTACCAAAGACTGGTTCGGCTGGGCACCGCCCGTGTGGGAGCAGCTTATCCCTATGCTATCGGGCGAAGCCGGTAAGCGTAACTTCCTAGAAATCGGTTCCTTCGAAGGCCGCAGCACCGTCTGGACCATGGAGAACATGATGCAGAAGGGCGACTACATCTACTGCATCGACACATGGGAAGGCGGCGAGGAGCACGGTGCAGAGGATATGCAGGCTGTGTTCGAGCGGTTCAAAGCCAACACCGCTATCGCCAAGGATAAGACAAAGGTGGTTCGGGGGTACGCCATGGACACTTCCACTACTGAGCTAGCCAGTAAAATCCAAGACGGCTTCCAGTATGACTTCATCTACATCGACGGATCGCACATCGCCAAGGACGTGCTGACCGATGCGTGTATGGCTTGGCAGGTGCTCAAGCCCAAGGGGATCATAGTGTTTGACGATTATGTGTGGGGTGACCCGCGTGACATCCTGCACCGTCCGAAGGCAGCAATCGACGCCTTCACCAATATCTTTGCCGAGGAGGTAGAGATCATCCATGTTGGTTATCAACTGGTGGTACGCAAGAAGGGAGAGTGAGTATGGACTGGGTTACTATTGTATGTGGCGCGATTGCACTGCTCTTTAGTTTTATACTCGGACGGATAAGCGGCAGTGCCATAGTCGGGCAAATCAAGTATGAGAACGAGCGGCTCAACAAAGAGCTAAAACGTCTAACCGACCGCGATAGCCGTGGTCGCTTCAAAGGAGACAAGAAATGAGTAAGGGTAAAGGTAAATCGAGAGCACCGACCGCTCCAGTCAAGGAGATGCCGAAGCGCGCACCGTTCCGTAAGACCTGCACCACCTGCGGTGCTAGCTGGCTGGGCGACCTGATCTACGACTGTGGCCATGGGACTGTGATCGAGCAGGATATCTAACCATGACCGATGAAATCAAAGTGGCCACAAAACGCCCTAAGATGATGATCGCTACCCCCATGTACGGGGGTATGTGCACGGGCATGTATGTGCTTGGCCTTCTCAACACTATGAACACCATGCGTGAACTGGGTGTCGAGGTGCGCTGGGCGCATATGACCAACGAGAGTCTTATCACTCGTGCTCGTAACGAGCTAGCCCGTGCGTTTCTGGAAACAGATTGCGACTACCTCATGTTTATTGACGCCGATATCGGCTTCGATGGCAGAGCTATTCCGACCCTCATGGCGGTGGATGACGATATCGTATGCGGTATCTACCCCAAGAAAGAGGTGAACTGGGAGAGCGTCAAGCGCGCAGCCAAGGCTGGCAAGGACGACCTACAGGATCATGGCGGTGCGTTCGTGTTCAACATGATAAACGAGCGTCATGCCGAGACGGACGAGCGTGGGGTTATCGAGGTGCGCCATGGTGGCACTGGTTTCATGCTTATTAAACGTGGGGTGTTCGAGCATCTGATGCCCCACGTACCTACCTATCGGGTGTCATCGTTCATCAAGCCCGATGGCGAGTATGAGAAACCACTGACTTATGAGTTCTTCGCTACCAGCATAGACGAGACTGGTGCGCTGCTATCGGAGGACTACCACTTTTGCGAACTGTTTCGCAAACACGGGGGGAAGATATACGCCCACCCCTTCGTGAAATTGGACCATGTTGGGACCTACGTCTACAACGGGGACATCCTAAAATCGGGCGGCAATCTCAAGTAAGGAGCAAATGAAATGGCTAAGAAAAACAAAGCGTATGCAATTAGGAAAATGCTCAAGCAGGGTATGTCTGTGCGGGAAATCCGAGCGCGGATGGCCGTCAGTGAGGCTTATGTCTACACAATCAAAAAGCTGATGAGGGCTGGGGTGACCGATGTAAAAGCACCCCCCTTGGAACTGACCGAGGAAATGAAGGAAATGGCATACGACCTTACGCAGGGTACGGGAAGACCAAAGCCCGGCGAGTTTATCGAAATAGGTACGAGCGTAGGCACAGTGCTCGATGAGCGCGGCGCGCGGTACGGCAACTTCATCGACCAAGCGCGCATCGCGCAGCAGCTAAAGAATGTGGCTCACACCTTCGCCATGCAGCAGGGTAAGACTTTCGACGTGGATCAGGCCGAGGCTATCGACATGATCTTATCCAAGCTGGCTCGTATCCTCAACGGTGACCCCCACTACGCTGATAACTGGATCGACATCGCAGGATACGCCAAGCTGGTGGCTGACCGTCTCGAAGGGAAAATCCAATGATGACCCCCGATGACGCACTGCGTCAGGCAAGTATGACGGCGCGAGAGTATGCGCGGGAAGGTGTGAAGGCTTTCGAGGACTACTTCGATATGTCGGCAGCAGATGACCCAAAAGCTGCGGCTACGTTTATAGCAGGATTTATGCAGGCGGCGTCTACTGACTTCACTGCATGGGCTATCCAACGTCAATTCGAAAGGGTAAACGGTAGCTTGGATAGCGGCTTCGAAGACCTAATCTCACTCATAGCCGAGCGTCTTCAATCAAGGGACTAATAATGCCAGCATGGTCGTACAGCAGTATCAAGACATTCGAGCAGTGCCCGAAGAAGTATTTTCACCTCAAGGTCGCAAAGGATGTCAAAGATAACCCGGGGCCGGAAGCGGTTTACGGTACTGAAGTACACCTAGCAGCAGAAGAGTTCATCAGGGATGGCAAGCCGGTCCCCGACAAGTATGGTTTCATCCTGCCTGTTGTGGAGCGGCTTGCCAAATTTCCCGGCGAGAAGCGTGTCGAGATGAAGTTGGGCCTACGCAAACAGGGCAACGAGTTCTCTCCCTGCAGCTTCTTTGACAAGGAAGTCTGGTATCGGGGCATCATCGACTTGCTGATCGTCAACGGCGAACGTGCGCACCTGCTTGACTACAAGACGGGCAAGAATGCCAAGTATGCCGACATGAAGCAGCTCGACCTTATGGCTGGGGCTGTGTTCGTCCATTACCCCGAGGTGCAGGAGATCAAGTCGGGCCTGCTATACGTCGTGTCAAACGAGTTCCCGAAGAAGACCCATGTGCGGGAGAAGCTCAACGAGTATCTATCCGTATTCGATGAGCAACTAGGGCGGCTTGACGATGCGATGGAGAATGGTGTGTTCAACCCCAAGTCTGGCCCTTTGTGTGGCTGGTGTCCTGTGGTAGAATGCGCGCATTGGAAGCCAAAAAGGAAGCGGTGATGCCGTACAAAGACCCTAAAGACCGTAAGTACACGGGTGCTCCCGCTGCGTACCAAGCGCAGCCAGAGCAGAAGAAGAACCGTGCAGCGCGCAACGCAGCCCGAGCCAAGATGATGAAGGCTGGCAAGGTCAAGAAGGGTGACGGCAAGGACGTGGCGCACAAGGTCGCCTTCGACAAGGGCGGCTCTAACAAACACGGGACCCGCATAGAGAGTGCGTCGGCCAACCGGTCCTTTGCTAGGGATAGCAAGCGCAACCTAGTGTCTGAGACGAGCAAGCGGGAGCGTAAAAAGCGTGGAGATCGTTGAGAACAGAGCATTGCTCTTCGAGACAGAAGACCCAAGACTAATTACCGACATCATCGAAAAGAGTGCGGTAGTTTCAAGCGATAGGAGCAAATACAAAGTGCTAGTTAGATGGGGGCTAGAGGAAGCCCAAACCCTTGCGCGACTTGAGCACAAGGACACACCCTCACCGATCCTACGGGATTACAAATGGACAGGTAAGCTCACACCGTTCGAGCACCAGAAGACCACAGCGTCATTCCTATCACTGCGCAAGCGCGCGTTCTGCTTCAACGAGCAGGGTACGGGTAAGACGGCCAGTGTCATCTGGGCAGCCGACTACCTCATGAAGCAAGGGCTGGTGAAGCGAGTGCTGGTGCTGTGCCCCCTGTCGATCATGAAGTCGGCGTGGCAGCAAGACCTGTTCAAGTTCGCCATGCACCGCTCATGCGGCGTGGCACATGGTACGGCTACGCAGCGCGCTGCGGTCGTCAACAGCGGAGCCGAGTTCGTCGTCATCAATTTCGACGGTCTCTCGGTTATCAAAGACCAGATCACAAGCGGTGGCTTTGACCTGATCGTGGTGGATGAGGCTAACGCCTACAAGAACCCACAGACCAACCGCTGGAAGGTGCTCAATGAGTTGGTCAAGACGAATGA